CTACAGTGATGGAGATTATGTTGTTATTTCCTCGGTTGTGGGAATGACACAGGTTAATGGAAAGACTTATAAAGTTGCAAGTAAAACAACCAACACTTTTGAATTACAGGATGTCGATGGAAGCAATGTAGATACTTCTGGTTATTCTACTTACAGTTCTGCTGGAACTGCAAATAAAATTTATCAGATCACAACAAGCTATACGACAGCTCAACTGGAAAATTTAAAATTCGCTCAATCGGCTGACACGATGTATATCTGCCATTCGAGCCACGAAGTAAGCAAGCTGACAAGAACAGGTCATACGAGCTGGTCGCTTTCAGAAATTACTTTTACTGACGGACCTTATCTTGCTGAAAATACTACTAGCGTTACGATGACACCTGGAGCTACCACAGGCAATAATCAAGATTTAACAGCTTCATCATCTACATTTGCAAGTACCGATGTTGGAAGATTAATTAATTTTTCAGGCGGTTATGCAGAAATTATAACTTATACAAGCGGAACTGCTGTTAAAATTGATATTAAAAGTGATTTTGATGATACATCAGCAGTCACAGCTTGGAAGCTAGGAGCTTTCAGCGATACCACAGGACATCCTTCGTGTACGTCATTTTTTGAGCAACGTTTGGTGTTCGCATCGACTACTAATGAACCGCAGACGATTTATTTTTCAAAATCTGGAGACTACGAAAATTTTACTGCAGGAACCGATGCTGCCGATGCAATGATTTATACTATTGCCTCGAATGAAGTTAATAAAATTCAATATTTATCAGCTGTCAGAACTTTAATTGTAGGAACCACAGCTTCAGAGTGGACTGTGAGTGCAGACGGAACCGATGCGGTGGTAACTCCAACCAATGTAACCATTAAAAGACAGTCAACATTTGGAAGTGCAAACCAGGATGCGATTGCAGCTGGTACTGCAGTTTTATTTTTACAGCGTGCAAAAAGAAAAATTCGAGAACTGGCATATAATTTTGATGTTGATGGTTATACCGCACCAGATTTAACAATATTAAACGAAAGTATAACTAATACTGGAATAGATCAAATTGCTTACCAGCAGAGTCCTCATTCAATATTATGGTGCGTAAGAAATGACGGAGTGCTTGCAGCACTAACCTATCAACGTTCAGAAAATGTTGTAAGTTGGAGTCGACATAAGATCGGAGGTCATTTTGCCGAAGCTACAGTTACCGTTACGGATTATTCTAATATTTCGACTGGTACTAGATTAATATTAACTAAATCGGATGGAACAACAGTAACTTTTACTTCGGAAGCGGCTGGTGGAACTGCTCCAGATGAAACATTAGGCTTTAGACCAAATCAAGATAACGATACTACAGCAGATAATATTTATACTGCTATTAATGCTCATGCAGATTTTACAGTTTCAAATCCTGCAGCCAACGTTGTAACCATTCGAGAAACCGCTCATGGCGCAGGTTATCTTACAATCGATAGTACGGATGATGTTAGGCTTGCAGTATCAAATGAAGGTAATGCAGTTGTTGAAAGTATAGCTTCAATATCAGGTTCTCTTAATGAAGATGAACTTTGGGTAATCGTTAAAAGAACCATTAATGGAAATACAAGACGATACGTTGAATGCTTTACCGATTTTGATTTTGATGAACTCGATGCAGAGGTCTTTCATTTTTTAGATTCTGGATTATCGTATGATGGAACAGCTACTACATCAATTACTGGACTTGATCATCTTGAAGGAGAGAATGTTCAAATTCTTGCAGATGGCGCAACACACGATAACAAGATTGTTTCTTCTGGTTCAATAACTTTAGACAGGTCGGCAAAGAAAGTTAAAGTTGGTC